CGCCGTCGGCGCTGCTGGCCCGTTCGTGCCACACCTTGGCGTTGCAGTCGTAGACCAGCGTGCGCGGCCCGGCGAGGTTCAGCACATAGAACACATGGCCGCGGTCGGTGTAGCTCATGCCCAGGCAGTCATATTGCCAGCCTGCTGCGGCAATGATCGCCTCGATCGCGTGCGTCGAGATCCGCGTGGCCTGGTAGCCGGCCGAGCGATACACGATGCCGTCGAGGCCGAGCCAGAACACGCTGCCGTCGCCCTGCGCGATCGAGCGCGGATTGCCGGCGGCCCGCTCGATCACGCCTCCCGTCAGGCGGCGACGGAACGGAAAATCGGCGTCGCCGGAGTTGTACCACACCTCGAAGCCGGTCATGCCGACCAGCCAGATCTCGCCAGCATGCACGATAACGCGCACGATGGCGTTGGCGCCGGCTTCCATGCTGGCGAAGTCCAGTGCATCGAAGTCCGCCGGGTCGCCGAGCCTGGAGACGAAGAACTGCTGCGGCGTGAGATCGGACGCGGAATAGACAAAATAGCCGTTCAGGTAAGCGACCGACGTGGCGCCGGGAAACGTGCCGCCGAGCTGGTTGACGGTCGAGCCGTAGTCGGCGGCGGCAATGAAGCCGTTGGGCGGCACGCAGACGCATACGATCTGTGTGCTGACCGCGATCGAGGGCGGCATCTGGTGCGCCACGTCTACACCGACATAGGCCGCCGTACCGACATCGCCCATGTCCCACAGCACCGCGGCGGTATCGGTCGGCAGCACGCCGCGGTATCCGTACAGGCGGGTGCCGGAGATGAAATACACCACCCCCGGCATATCGGTGTTGATGGCCCGGATTGGCCCGGTGCCGACCGTGAGCCATGGCGTCAGCCCCGGCGTCGGCACCAGTGCCGCGTGGGTGCGCGCATCGGCTGGCGCCTCCTCTGCCATCATGTTCAACAGCCGCTTTGCCGACAGCGGCACGCTCGGATGCTGGTAGCTTTCCAGCGGGAACGGAATCCGCCGCATCCCCGCTTTCGGGGCGAGCGCCTGGCGCAGCGTGGCGAGGCTGTCGGACATCAGAGCCACATCACCAGGGCGACGATCGCGCAAAGCGCCAGGGCAACGCCGAGCGCCTTCAGTGCCCACGCCTGCAAGGTGATGTCGTCCTCGATCACGGCCGCGCCTCCAGCGCCGCGCAGCGGACGCGCAGCGACTTCAGTTCGGCCAGCAGCATCGGCACCAGCGACCCAAAATCAACCATTTGCGGGATCACGCCGCCCGCTTCGTCGATCGCATCCTTGACGCCGCTCACCGCCCACGGACACACCTCGGCCAACTCGTGGCCCAGCAGCATCGGCCGGCGATCCCCAGGGCGTGCCACGTATTCGCCGTCATACACCGGGATGGCGTCGATCTTGCTGCCGACAGATGCCGGGCCGTGCGTGATCTTCAGCCGATAGTCCGAGGTCGTGTTGTACGCGGTGGTCGCACCGTCCGTGGTGATTGTGCCGACCTGCGTTGCTCCCGACTTCAAGCTTGCCAGCACGCCGCCACCGGCCACGATGATAACCGCGTTGTCGAACTCCGCCGTGCCGGTTGTTACGGTGCCGGTGGTGAAGCGCACCAGCCCGTTCAACGCGGAAAGCGCCAGGTCGGCGCCGGCAACCTGGTGGATCGCCTGAATGCCGCAGATCCGCACCGTATTGGAATTGTCTCGGGCGTTCAGTTGGATAACCTGCCCGTCGCTGTTCGCGGTGGCGCCGGCCGCCCCCACCAGGGCGAACTTCTGGCAGGCGCCGTCGTAACTCACAAACCCCCATTGCCAGGGAGAATTGAAGATCGACACCTGATACGCCGTCGAACTGGCCAGCACGCCGCCCGGAAATACGCCGAGCATATTGCAACCGATCGCGGTCGATCCGGGGTTTGATGAGCCGATGTCAAACTCGACGCCGACCACGGTCGAGGCGTGGCCCTGGTCGTCGACCAGGATATTGGTGCCCCACGACACCGCGCCGGCGACGAGGTTCAGCGCGTAGAACGATCCCGCCGATGCCCCGGTCGTGGTGGAGGAGTTGGTGATATAGGCCGCGAACGCATCGGCTTCGTACGCCGTCCCGGCTGGCACCGCGACCCCGGTCATTAGACCGATCGTGGCGAAATTCCCGGTGTGCGTCGTCTGGTATATCGAGGTCGGCGACAACCCATTCAGGATGAACTGCGTGCCGATGTTCATCTGCGTGTTGCCGAACGCGCCGGCCTGCGCGGATGTCAGCGGTCCGGTCAGCGCGCCACCGCCAAGGCCGAGCACGCTCATTGCGGTGCGCCCGGCCGCCAGCGTGGCGGCAGACACCACCGGCGCCATCGCGGCCGAGACCATTGCGGCGCGGCTCGCAGCCTCCGCCACGTCGGCGGCAGTGCGTGCGTCGGTTTCCGCCGTGAGTGCGGCCGTGGTGGCAAACCCCGTCGCGACATAGGTCCGCAGCGCCGTCGCCAGCACGGTCCCCGAGCCGGCATGCTCGGCCACCAGCGCGGTATCGTCGGTGACCGCGCCGAGATCCGGCAGCTCCGACGTGCGCAGCGCGTGGATCGGCAGGGTTGTGAGATCGGTCATTATCCGGCCACCATGATTGCCACGTCGCTGTCGGTCGTGATCGCGGTCGGGGGAATGATCTTCTGCGCGCTGCGCCGCACATGCAGATAGCCCTCGGCCAGCATCTCGGCGGAATCGCCGCCGGACCAGTCGAGGTGCACCGACCAACCGCAGCGCACCGGCCAGTTGGCCATCGTCGCGGCGGGGATGTGGATGTCGAAACTGCCGATCGCGTCCGACAGCACGCCGTCGCCGCTCCACAGTGTTTCGAGCACCCGCGCCGCCGAGCGGCCGTAGTCCCAGGCGGTGCCGGGACCTTCGGCCCACACCACCAGCCGCGCCACGGGGCCGCCGATGCCGCCGGTCAGCACCAGCGCCTGCGCCGATGGATCGTCGCTCTCGACGATGGTGACGCGGAGCGAGAGGCAGTCGGCCGACGAGACCACCAGGTCGCGCCGCGGCGGATGCAGCGGGTTGCGGGCGACGGGCAGGATCATGGTGAGGTCGGTCATGCGGTCTCCTGCTTCGCGCCGGCGGCCGGTTGCGCGATCCGCTCCAGCGCCGCGACGACCCGCATCAGCGCGGGTGCCTCGCCCCCCTTGAGATCGACGCGGGCAAGGAATTGCAGCGCGATGGCAGCGATTTCCGGCGTCATGCCGCGATCAGTCCCAGCGACACCAGCGCGGCATGAATGCCCGCCGAAGATACGGCAACGCCGGTCGGCTTGACGATCGGCGCGGTCCCGAAAAACCCGACCTTGTTCGCCGCCGAGGCGATCTGCACGCCGCGCTGCGTCTCGTCCCAGGCGCCGAGCGTCAGTGTCGCGCCGGCACCATCGGACGCGCCGAACGCCGTCACCGTCACCGGATCGGCCGGCGGGGCGCCGCTAGGGATCGAGGGCTGCACCAGCACCGTGGCCGTGGCCAGCACGCCAGCCGGCGCCGTCGCGGCGACATAGACGCCGTTATAGGCGTCCCGCATCAGTCCTCCCGTTGCCCAGCCGGTCCCGCCGGCTGCCGCATTGACGGTGGCACCGACGGCAGGGCCAAAGCTGCCCGATGCATCGATCGACAGGCCGGCAGCAACCGGCTTCAGCAGCCCGGCGCCGACATGGGTCGTGCCGTCCGTTCCCACGATGAAGCCGCGCGAACGGATCAGCCCGCCGCTGAACGTCGCCTGCTGCATGTCGGCCATCCAGCCGAGCGCCACATCGGTCGCGGCGACGAAGGCATGCGGATACTCGATATAAAACAGCGTGCTGTCGGTGCCGAACGCATAGCCGTCGAGCGAGGAGCCAAACTCGAAGGCATGCCGCAGAGTCTGTGCGCCGACCGCCGCGCCAATGGTCATCGCAGCGTCCGAGTATGTGCCGCGTGTGGTGTGGGTCCCCGCCAGCACCACCTGGATTGCCCGTGTGCGCTCGTGCGCCGCGGCGGACGACAGATCGTATTCAGTGCCGATCACGCCGCCGAAGTAGGTCGCTCCGGCGTTCTGGATCACGCCGATGGTCTGTCCCCAGATTGCGCCGTAAGCATTGCCAAGCCCGGCAGTTCCTCCTTCGTTGAAGCTCGCGGTGGCGTTGAACTGCGCGGCGGTCCACCACGGGGCCTTGCCGGCCGTGAACGATTGCGTTTTGGCGGTCTGGTTAATGCCGACACTGAATGCATTGCGCGCCCCCGACGATGCGGCGTTCATCCGTGTGGCGATACCGAAATGTGTCCATGTCCGATCGTTGGTGACCAGCATGTTGTCGTCGGTCTGGATGAAGTTTATGCCGGTTGCCTGGTTGTCTGCCGCGGTGCCGCCGATGGTTTCGTACATGCGGAACATGCTGTTGCCGACCGAGGTCGAACCGGAATAGGTGAAGTTGCGTTGAATCTGGATCGGCCCGGCGTTGAGAAAGATTCCGCCGCTCGCCTGCACGCCGGCAGAAGCGGTGACGAAGAATGGCGCGGTCGCGGAAGCCGGCTGCGTCAGGATCAGTGTGCCGGTGTTGGTGGCGTTCGGCGTCACCCGCAGCGTGGTGGCTAACACCGATTGCAGCGTGCTGCTAAGCCCGGTGAAAGCCCCGGTATTCGGCGCCACATTGCCGATCGGCGGCGGTGAGCCGAGATAGGCGCCGAGCGTGGTGATATCGCCAGGTGGACCCTGCGGCCCCTGTATTCCCCGCCAGTCGTCGCCTGTCGGATCGGGCGGCACCGATGGCGGCTGGAGGTAGCCGCTGAAGCTCAGACCGTCCGGCATCAGAAGAACTCCGCCTGGACCCGCTCGCCCGATGTCGGCAACGCGATGTAGCGCGCCAGCGCCAGCTCCGCCGTTGCCACGTCGGCCGGGTTCGCTTTCATGTCGAAGGCCGGCGCCAACTGATACGCCGCCGCCAGCGTATACACATCTTCGACCTCCGGCGGTACGTCGAACACGGACCACCGCACCTTGCCGCGCGCCGCGAAGTCCTTATGCACCGACAGCACCGCATCGGACGCCAGATCCGGCGCCCCCATGATCAGCGCCACCTTGCGCACGCGCGCCTCAAGCATCGCGTGCATCTGCGCGTCCGCCGGCTTGCCGAAACTCGACGCCATGACGTTGGCCGCCAGCTTGGTGTACTCCTCCGCCAGTGCCTGAGGCACCGCGGTCAGCGCCCACGACACCAGGCCCTGTGCCACCAGCGCGTCATGCACCGCGCCGACCTTGGCCAACGCGAGCGCCTGGTCGGCGGTGGCCGGCGTCTCGTCGGCCGCGATCACCGCCAGCTCGACCAGCGCCGCGGTCGCGATGGTGGCGGCGGGGACTGTGACCGTCAGCGCCGGGCGGTCGGCGACGGGGACGATGGCAACGCCGAGGCGCCTAAGCGCCCGCTCGCCCAGGGTGGCAATGGTGACGGTCAATGTCCTATGCTCCCGCGATGACCGAGCCCGAGATCACCGCGCTGGCCATTCCGCTGCTGCGGCTGTGCGACCGGCGCGGGCGCAGCCAGGTCGCCATGCTGGCGATCGGCATGTGGCTGTCGACGTTCCCCGACGCCGAGGCCGCAGCCGCCATGGACGATCTCGTCCGCGAGCTGCAACGCGGGGGGGTGCCCAGTCCGAACCGCTGCTAGGGTCATCGCGTGGTGGCCTGCAACTGCGCCGCGCTCAGCGCCCTCGGCCAGGAGCGAAAGCCCCTGAGATAGCCGGTATATGGATTCCCGGCTGCCGAGGCGCCAA